AAGTCCGGCTACCCCGCCCTGATCCGGGCCGTTGATCGAATACGATTGTGCGGCGTTCATGCGGTTGGCCTCGCTTTTCAGGGCGAACTCCATCTGCATTTCCTCGCGCTTGAGGTTCAGTTCCGCGTTGGCCAGTTCACGCTTGAAGGCCAGATCGGCGGCTTGCTCCTCGCGGCGCTGCTGCATCTCGAGCGCGTGTTTCTCGCGGGCCAGTTGGAGGTCGCCAGCCGCCTTCTGCTCGTCGCGCTGGGCCTGAGCCTGAGCCTTGGCGGATTCCAGTTCGATGCGGGCCTTGGCTTCCTCGACCTTGGGATCAGGCGGGGGAGGTTCTTGCCCCTTCGCCGCCATCCGCTCCATCGCCTCCGGGCTTTCCGGGTCGGTGAAGAACGCGGTCGGATCTTTGAACCCGCCCGTCTCGATCAGTTTCGCCAGCGTGTTGAAATACTGCTTCGGCGTCACCAGCGGGTTATCCGGCCCCACCGTGCTGATAATCATTTCCTGCTTGGCCAGCATCATCGACAGAAGCTGGACCTTCTCGGCGTTCGTGCCGCCACCCAGGGCGACGTTGGGCACCACATCCATGTTGACCCGCCACGAACGCGGATCGACCGGCACCCACTGGTTCCGCAGTTTCACCATGCGCGATTGACGTTGGTTCTCGGCGGTCAGTTTCAGCAGGCCACGGAACAGCCGGCGCACACCCGAGGCCATCACGCGGGCGATCAGTTCAATCCGCTCCTGCGAGCGCGAGAACTGCCCGTTAGCAGCCGTGGCCGTGGTGTTCTGCAATGCCTCGGCATCCAGACCCATCGACACCTTGGACATCCCCGTGCGGTTCTCGCGCAGTTCGTCCATGTAGGTGATCAGCGGGAGCGCAGCCTGCGACGTGTTCGGTGCCGCCGCGAAGAAATAGGCTTCCGCAGGCGAACCCTCGGCCCGCAGCACAGCACCGACCTCGGTGTTCATGGCGTCTTCGATGTTGCCGCCACGGCCCACGACCGTCCGGGGGAACACCGACTGGGCCAGACCGTCAGCCCACGCCCGCAGCGCCTTCGTCTTCGTCCACTGAACGTCAGACACCTTGTCGGCCATCGACTCGCCGAAGAAGCTATGCGGCTCCGGGTCGCACTGGAGGTCCGTGAAGGGCCGTTCGTCCACCGGCTCGTTGGCCACGATCTTGAACGACGGCCCCAGGGTGCAAATCCGGCGCAGTTCGGCGATGCCGTCGCCGTCGAAGTCCACGTTGATGTAGCTCTCGACATACAGCACCAGCCGGGCGCTATCGTCCGAGGTCGAGCCGCCGATGGTGTCCCGATACGGCTGGCGGGCAAGGCGCTCGTCGGAGGTGTCCAGTTCGGAACCGTCCGTCGAGCACGACAGCACCAGATCCCGGTCGTAGCCCATCGCCACCAGTTCGGAGACGCGCTTTTCGCAACGGTGGCCGACATAGCCCTCGTCATCCAGCGTCCGCATCCGGCGACCGATCAGAAGCTCGTCAGGCGGGACCGCAGCGATCCGCACCCGATCCACCCGCTTCTTGAGCCGCAGAGTGACGTTAAGCCCCTCGTCGCCCTCTGAGGTCTCGACAATCTCAGCCTCAACGGACTTCTGGAGGTCTTCCAGCAGTTGCGTCAGGGCCATCTCGTCGAGGCCGGTGTATTTCGTGGTCGAGACGGTGAAACTGTCGTCCCACCACCACTTGATGAAGCCGACCTTCTCCCGGAGCGCGTTCTTGATCGCAGCCAGGAACACCTCAAAGCCGTCGTTATCGACCGTCACGACGTAGTTGATGTAGTCCGTCGCCTGCTCGGCGTTGGCAACGTCCTCTTCCGACTCCGGGGCGAACTCCACCACGTTCTCGGAGCCGAAGAACACCCGCATCAGGCTCGGCAGGATGGCGTTGATCGTGTCGTGAACGTCGCGCGAGACGATCTGCGACCGGCCCGCCTCCTCGTCGCCGTAGGGCCGACCGAAATAGCGGTCGATGGCCTTGGCGCGTTGAGGCCCGATGTCCGAATCGATGAAGCTCGTCGCGTCCTCGATCTCCGAGGACAGGATGGACGCTAAAGCGGCCTCATCCATCCCGGTCGAGACGGCCTCGTCGTCGGAGTCGTCCTCGGCCTCATACATCATTCAAAGATGTCCAGCACCCGAACGTCAGCCGTGCCCGAGGCGACGATGGCGTAAAGGGCCGACCGCACCGGGACGTTCAGCACCGCGCCAACCGCGCCGGCCAACACCGCGCCGGTTGCCGTGGTCACCGCAGACGTGCCGACATAAACGACCGTCGTGGAGTTGTTGATGATCTGAAGGCTCGTCCGCGTCGTGCGCGCATTGCACAGCAGGGTCGCCGTGGTTGCAACCGAGACCGCCGTGGCCGACTGGCTGGTCGAGGCATACTCCTGCACCGGGATCGAGTTCGTGGACGACGCCGCCGCATTGGCGTCGAGACCCAGCAGCGTGACCGGCAGAGCGTCGCGTGTTTGTGCAGGCATCAGGACACCCCTTTGATGTTGCGTTTGATCGGAGCCAAGGAGCGCGGCTCCTCATACGTCGAGGCCATCAGGCCGAAGCTGTCCGCGCCGTGCGAGGACCAGTCGTGGTTCGGACCCAGCCCGATCCCTCGGGCGTCGTCCTTCTTTTCGTGATAGGCACCGAGCGCGTCGATCCCTGGCTGACAGGTCGCCTGATTGAACCAGATGCGCGGGAACCAACGCCGAGCCGCCTCAATCCGCTGAGAGGCAGCACCACGGCCCTGATTGGGCACCACGGTCACCGAGAAGCCCGCCGCTCGCAGCGCACCCTCGTAAGAGGCGTCGAACACCTTGTCGTGGGCCGCACCATCGTGGGGCAGGAAGCACTCGGCCTTGCCGTATCCCGACGCCCGCAGCCAGTTGATGTGCGTGGCGAGGTCTTGGCCCTGCGCCTCGTAGTAGGCCAGCACCTTGATCTTCTCGCCGATGAACTGGCACACCCAGATCGTCGTCGCGTCAGCCTTGGCACCCGTGCCGCCGATGTCCCAGAACGCCCGATAGGCCATCAGGGGATCGGCTGAAATCTCTCCGATGCGACCCTGCGCCTTCGCGGCAGTCAGGTGGGCCGCGTAGTAAGCGCCCTCGGTGATGGCCTCATAGCCACCTTCCCAGATATGCTCGTATTGGTCCGGCTTCATCCGAAGATCGTCCAGACGCTCTTGTTCCAGCTCTGCCGGGAACCACGGATTGTCGGACCAGTTGGCCCGCACCACCACAGCCCCGGTCGGCGTGTCGTCGCCCCGCAGCATCTTGTCCACCGGGTCAGACTTGCGGCGCGGGTTCCATGAGAACCACAGTTCCGAACCCGGCTTGCGGATCGTCGGGCGCAGCAGCGTCAAGGACCGGGCCGAGAGCGTCTGGGCCTCCTCGACCCACGCCACGTCGAACCCTTCCAGCGACTTCACCGAGTCCGCCGTGTGGTCCTGCATACCCTGGTAGACGATGATCCCACCGCCCGGCGTCACCGTGACCGCCTTCTGGCAGTCAAACACCGAGCCGACACCGTGGGCCGCGATCTTGTCCTCGATCAGCCGCTTGGCCGACTGGTTCAGATCCTTTTGCACCTCCCGGATGCACACGCCCCGGAACCCCGGCTGGGTCAGCGCCGCCTCGACCATGAGGTCAGCGAAGAAGTGCGACTTGCCAGAACCCCGCCCGCCCCATGCGCCCTTGTATCGCGTCGGGTGCAGCAGCGGCTCAAACACCGCCGCCGTGGGCAGTTCAAGCTCCGACAATGCGCCTCGCAATGCCGGTGAACGCCAGCGCCCCGTCGATCTGGGACTTATCGACCACCAGCCCGTTGAGCTTGCAGGCATCCATGACCGATGCGCGAGAGGCTTGCAGGCCGGATGCGTCCCCGATCTGCTCGCCCTTTTCAGCCAGCCGCAGCAGATGCTCGGTGGCCGAGGCGATGGTCAGGCCGACCTTTGCAGCCGCCCGTTCCTGTATCTCAGCAACCCTTGCCCGGACCTTTTCATTACTTGTCAGTCTGGATGCGTTCGGCTCGCTTGCGGCGTAACCGGCATCGACATACGCCTCGGCTTGGCTTTTGCCTTTGGCGAGTTCCTGGGCGAAGCGTTCGTGCTTCGGATTGGTCAGTGCTGGCATTGTGTCCGGTCGTAGGTGACCGCTCCCGTCGTCAGACCCTTTCGGGCGTCCTGACTGAATGTGGTCCGAGCGTTCCCGCCTTGCCTGCAATCAACCGCCCCGAGGGACGCCGCGCCACAGTTGGCTTTTCGCCATAAGGTCGGGTGGTGTCTGCCCCGCTCGGGGTGGGTCCAGAGAAAGGAAGGCGCGGATGAAACTTAGGGCACGTCGATGATGTTGACGTGCAGAACGATCTCGCCGTCCTGCGAGGCAGCGGTGCCGCCCGAGCTTGCGACGGTGAAGTGGACAGTGGCCGGCGCGGACAGGGCAGCGCGGCGCATGGCATACAGGACGGTCAGGGCCGAGTAGCCCTGGGCCTTCAGATCCACGTCCGCGACATACTGCTGGCCGTTGGCAGCCGAGCCGAGGCGCAGATTGGTGTTGGTCGGGGTGCCGGGGATGGCAACCGGGGTATCGCGGTCGATGCCCTCGACGATAGCGCCGAACGGAAGCTCGAACGTCCCGGCAGCAGCACCGTCAACGATGGTGATCGGAACGCGGATGGTCTGACGGAGGAAGCCGTTGACCTCCAGTTTTTGACGCACGTTGGCCATCTGGGCCTCCTATGGATTGAGTGGGGTTGGACGCCACCGAAAGGAGGCGCGTCAGTCCTCGAAAAACTGTCCGAGCATTGCGGTCATGTGCATCCCGACCTGTTCAAGCTCGGTCGCGTTCGATGCCTCAAAGACGTTGCCCGCCGCATCGATGCCGATGATGGCGACCGTAGCCAGTCCCGCGTCGGCAGCCGCACCCAGCAGGACCATGACCTCGGCCTCGCCGCTGTTCTTGCCGCCACCCTCGATCACCGGGAAGCGGATCACCTTGTCGGTCATGGGGGTCCGCGCCTCACCGCTCTTACGTCAAATGCCTCGGGCTTGCCGGGCCGTGTGTGCGTTGTCGGGGGCGCGGATACAGAAAACCCGCCACCGGGTATCCGGGGCGGGCTAATCTTGGGACGCAATCTGCGCCTGTAGTGATTGGCTACCATAGCCGACGCGTCGGCACAAGCCGTGGTGTGGTTCTTTTTTCGTTCCTGCCAGATGCTGTGTCAGGCGGCGAGCTGCACCCCTGACCGAAACCGATCCCGCACGTCTTTCAGGTTTGCCGCCATGCACCGGATGGCAACCGCGTGGGCATCGTCCCGGCTCTCCCCGGTGATGCGCTCGACCGTTCCGCGCCACCGCCCGCAGTTGGCGTCGTTTTCGTGCAGCAGGGCCGTTAGCAGCCGGGCGTCCCGCGTGGTCAGCATGGACTCGACCCATTGCACCATCCGGCTGGCCTCGATCATGGCCTGGGTGATGTTCTGGCCCGGTGCGCCCTCGACACTGGCGCGAATGTGATCCGGACGGCGTTCCGGCGTGTTGAACCCCTGCGCCGTGGCCACATCCGCCTCATGGTCGCGGACGGCATTGAAGTGATCTTGCGCCAAGGCTCCGCGCTCGTAGAGAAGCTGAAACACGTCGATCCTGCGGGCACGGACGATGATGCGGGTTTTCCCGTCGTCATCCTTTTCCTCGCAGACCTTGGCCTCGGCTCCGGTGCTTTCGAGACGCAGGGCCTCTCGGCGGGCCACGGCGGTCTCAATCCGGCGACGCTCGATCCCGGCGAGGATTTCGGCTTTCGACTGCTTGGGCTTGGCCATGCTGTGTCCTTTCAGGCGGCTTGTCGGTCAATCAGGTGGGCAGGAACGCGGCACCCAGGCTCGCCGGGACGCGGGCCGAGGTTGTCGCTCCACCAACCCTCGTCACGGTTCAGGGCGACCACGGCTGACCAGCGGTCGTCGGTCCAGACGGTCGGAGCCTCTGTCGCCTCCACGAAGCTCGCCCATCGGTCGTTCTGGATCAGCCGGTGAATGCCCTTGGCGGTCTCGCCCTGGTACGATTTCGAGGCGTAGGCGGCTTTCAGGCCAGCGATGATGGCCGGCAAGGCGTGACCTCGGGCCTTCGCGGCTGCGAGTGCGGTTTCAACGTCCTTGCGGCTGGATCGCTCTCGGGCTTGGCGAGGCGCTATCGACCAGATCGCTTCCACGTCGGCGCTGGCAGTCGCCGCTTTCGTGCGGCGGGCCGGAGGCTCGGCGGACAAAGAAGGTTCTTGATGGTTATTTGGTGGTTCAAACGTAGTGAGGTACGCAACTGTTTCCCCACCCCCTGAAGCAGTTTCCCCACGTGGGGAAATGGTTGCGCCACGTGGGGAAATAGTTTCCCCACCCAGTTTCAGGGTGATTATGTCGCTCGAACGCGATCCGTCAGCCCGCGACCGGGCCTCCCTTTCCAGCAGTCCGGCATCCTCCAGACGCTTGAACGTGGTCAGGATAGTGCGCTGCGAAAGGCCGGTGTCGGATGCAAGCGCCTTGTGCGAAGGCCAGCACCGCATCGCGTCGTCGGCGTAGTTCGCCAGCGCCAGCAGCAGCAGCTTTTCGGACGGCTTGAGGCCCTGGGCCTTCAGGGAGAGGGCGATAGCTTGAACGCTCATTGCATCCCCATCCGATCCCGGATCGCGGAGCACT